TTGGCATGGATATTTGCGCCAGCAATACTCCAACCTCAACACAGAACAAATGAATTATGATTTGCAAAACAAGATTAAATAGGTATATTAAAAGTAAATGACACGAACAGGGAGAAAACAAAATGCATAAAGAGATAGTAGCAAGCCTCAGAGTATCGACTACTGAGCAGACAGTTGAAAACCAAAAGCATCAGATTGAGAAAGCATTTCCTGGTGCAAAGGTTCACTGGTTTATAGAGGAAGGTGTATCAGGTAAGACACCAAACGCAGAACGTCCTGAGTTTATCAGGGCCACAAAGTTATCTAAGAAACTTGGCGCACCAATGGTAGCTGCCAACCTATCCAGGTTTGGACGTGACCTGGCAGAGATATCTACCTGGTACCGTGACAATGTAATGTCAGGCCAGGTGCAGATGATTGCATTAGACCAGCCAAACTTAGAACCTGAAACAGCTGGTATACATTTCACTATACAACAGATGGAACGTATTAAGATTAGCCAGCGTACCAAGGCAGCACATGACAGGCAGAAGGCTGAGATAAAAGAGCAGGGTTACTTTATCTCCAGGTCAGGCAAGAAAGTATACAGCTTGGGTAATCCAAACCAGGCTGCATCAGATGCAGGCAATGCATCTATCAAAGCAAGAGCAGATAAGTTTGCAAACAAAATCCTACCAGTAATCAAAGACCAGCTGGGCCAGGGTAAAACTATGAAACAGGTTGCAGCTTATCTTAACCAGGAAGGATACCAAACTGCCAGAGGTGGTGACTGGTATGCTTCAACAGTCAGCAATGCATTAAGGAGGGCAGCATGATTGATTTAATTAGAGATTGGACAGCCAGGGATTGGCTGTCTTTCATACTCCAGCTTATTGGTGCTGGGGTTTTTGTTGTGTTTATCTGGGCAGCAATCTGGATAGGTTGTGCGCTGAATGATAAATGCTATTGCGATAACACAAGAGGAGATGAGATATGCCAGACGTTAAAGTAACAGGTAAAAAAACTATCACAGGTAAAGAGTTAGGTGCATCTGAAATGCCAGCAGTATTGCTGCACAAAGATGCATATGGAAATACCAGGCAAGAGAAACTGGACGAACACAAACGTGCAGTAGCTGGTGTCGAGGTGATAGACAAGAAAGTATTAAACAAGAATGCATTGCTGCGAGGCACGTTTCTTGAACACGCTATTGTTCCTTGGTGGTTAGAAACACTGAAGGAGGATGGCATGGAGTGTGAAGCTACAGAACCTGAGAAAGCATTTAGGTTAGAGGAAGAGAAGCTAGGCGCAACACTGGACAGGATACTAAAGATACCTACCAAGTGTGAGTTAGTTATCAATGACATTGTTGTTAAAGGTAAAGGTGTCCTGGAGGTCAAGACAGATTTCTACCACACTGGTAAATGTAAACCAGACTGGATGATACAGGTACATCAGCAAATGATGTGTGCAGATTTACCCTGGGCTGTTGTCCTGGTGATGACGCAGCAAGGCAAGCTGGTTACTTATGCATTCAAACGTGACATGAAACTTTGTAATCAAATACTCCAGGCAGCAAGAGAGTTCTGGGATTTACTTGAGAAGGATAGAGATTATCCACCAGCTGCACCAGTTGAAGATGATAAGCTGAAGGTTGTAACTGTTGAAGGTAAGCAAGGTGATAACCTTGACCTGGAAGTAGTTGCTACTGACTGCATGAAAGCAAAAGCTGAGAGCAGGCACTGGTCAAAGATTGCAAAAGATAATCAAGAGATACTTGAATTACATATGGATAGTATAGGTGCAGACGTGATGAACGTAGGCAGCTATCAAATCAAATCAGTTACAACACAGAAACCTAAGAGAACGATGGTGGATGTACCTGGTCAATTTATAGATAGCACATCGTTCTCAATCAAGGAGGTTACCAATGAGTAATATAATTAAGAGGCAGATACTTGAGCCAACAAATTTAAAAGAGGCACAAGAGTTTGCAACGACACTATCAAAGTCTGGCCTGGTTCCAAAAGAGTTCCAGGGTAAACCAGCAAACATACTAGTAGCTGTACAATGGGGATATGAGATAGGCCTTGCACCAATGCAGGCCCTACAAAACATTGCAGTTATAAATGGCAGGCCATCTCTTTGGGGAGATAGTTTACTTGCCCTGGTTAAAGGTCATCCAAACTTTGCTGGATGTAGGGAATGGATGGAAGGCAACATTGCCTTCTGTGAAATCAAAAGAACATTACCCAATGGCAAGGAAGAAGCAACACTAACTCAGTTCTCAGAAGAGGATGCAAAGAAAGCTAGACTGTGGAACAAGCAAGGGCCATGGCAGCAGTATCCAAATCGAATGCTTCAGCTAAGAGCAAGAGGCTTTGCTATTCGTGATGCATTCCCTGATGCAGTGAAGGGATTGATTACAGCAGAGGAAGCTATGGATTATCCAGACCCAAAAGACATCACGCCACAGAAGGGCGTAGAACAGGCACCTAGCCTTTCCAATGTACAATCTACCACGCAGCTAACAAAGGCCCTTGAGGAGGCTTCTACGGCCCAGGAACAGGCACACACTGATGCGGTCATAGATAATCTAGCTGACCATGCAGAACCTGGTGAGGATGAAACAGAAACACCAGACCTGGACATGGAAGGTATGCCATTGCACATTCCAAGCGGTGAAGATAATGCCAAGATTGAATACTACAATGTAGAACAAGACTGGGCCAATAGATACCATGACTTGATGTTGGCAATGTATCGTTCAACACATTCAATGCTTACACCACAAATCAAAAGAACCAAGATGAAAGATTTAAGAGAAGCAAATAAAAATGTCTTGGATAATTTTAATGATAAGGAGTTGGCTAAAGAGTTAGAAACTAAAAGGCTTGAATGGAATAAAAGCCTGAGTGTTATGGCAAGGGAGAACCCAGATGGATAGTAAACAAAGAATAGGTTTAACACCTAGACAACAACAGGTACTAGCTTTCCTAGTAGCGTATCAAAAAAGTTCTGGAGTATATCCAACAGTAAGAGAGATATGCAAAGGTAAGATAGATGGCAAGCAAGCAATGCCCAAGATGGCAGCGCAATCTAATGTTCATAGAATATTAAACTGCCTTGCCAGGAAAGGTTATATTCTTAAAGAGATTAATAGTCCAAGAGGTATAGCTGTTATATAAGTTCAAAATGGGGAGCGTCTATAAATGGTCGCTTCCCTTCTTTCCTTCTGATATCAATGTATGAGTTCATGGCCTCTTCCATTGTGCCATCCCAATCTCTAATATCTGGAACCGTCCAGGCTGCACCCCAACGAATACCTGTACCAAGTTCAGTGCCAGCAATCTTAAATGCTTCAGCAATGTCATCGTATAGGTTTACCTCCCAAGATATTCTAGGCCCAACATAAGCAACAACATCTACGGCTTGTCCTGTAATAT